GCTTTGTGATCTTCCTGAACCATACGATATGCAAGAACAACAGAGAGTGCTTCTAAAAGCCTCTTGTCATATTCAAGGTCCTCAAGAAGATGACTTGGCAGGTCCTCACCATTCTTCATTCTGCACTCGAAGAGGCGGATATTCTGCCTTACGATACGATAGTCGTCCTTCAAAATATAACCGACAATCTCATCCGCAGCTTCAAGATCAATCTCAATCTTCAACTTACCATCAACGATCATTGCTGTGTCCCCATGATTCCGTTCGATTCGAGATATTCGGCCAAGTTTTCATAACCACCGATGCGCCTATCATAAACAAAAACTTGAGGCACTGTCAAGGGCAAACTTGCGGGCAATAGAGCTTGTAGGTCTTCCCTCTTATAGTCTACGTTCAACTTCAATTCTTCAAACTGAAGACCGCAATCCATAAGTAGTCGTTTGGCCTTGACACACCAAGGACAATCTTCTTTTGTGTACATCTTATACATTCTTCATCTTTCCTTCGAAGTGTTCTCCACAGGTAGACCGATAGCCTTCGTCGGTTGGCCAGCCACAAGATATATAGTTGAAGCATCCCGGTTCATCGCAAAGACCAAGCGATTCTTTCATTCTCTTTTCATCACCAGACTTGAATGCCTTGACGACGCTATTTTTAAGGTTCAGATCAAACTCATTACTGATAGTCAGTCCGTCAGCACAAAGGGGAAAATATGCCTCTGGACCGAAACCAAGTCGTTCGTATATCAGATAGCGATAACTGCCACCTTCATTAGCATGATCAACAATATGCTTCATGACCCATCTAGTGACAGCGAGTTTGATTTCCGAATCACATGAGTTGGCCAGATCGTCAAGTTCTTTCTCGCGGGCGTCAAATGCTTTTCTAATATCAGCTATTGCATCATCTAAGTCGCTCATTGTTCGCTCCATTCGTCAACGAGTGTATATGGGGTATATCGACTATAGCTTTTAATATCTTTCTCAGCTTTTTTTCTCATGTAATCATGAATCTTGAATGGTTCTGCACTATCAACGAGATTGATGACATTACAACCTTTGTAGTGAGCAGAAATGATAACACTACATTTCTGACTGCGCTCAGGTGTAAAAACCTGGTCATAACGACGATTGACAAAAAGTGCAAGATGGTTTTTCACAGCACCAACGCTCGACCAAATCTTAGGTCGAGGTGCAAAGACGCCGCTTAAACCACCCCTTGAATACAAACCCGTTGAAGGACTATAGATCACATAACCTTCGAGCTTTATCATCACAGCATTCCCATCTTCTTCAGTTCATCAATCGACTGTTCAGCGGTGTAGTGATCAATCCATACACCACCGCCATCGATCCAAATCTGGCGATACTTTGGCCAGTCATCAACAATCACATCACCAGGCTTGGCGTGTTTGATCTTATCTTCAGAGAAGCATACGATCATATCTAGATCAGGAAAATACTTGTCACGCCATCGAAGCTTCTGATCTTCGGCTTCTTTGAGCGACTGTGGCTTTCCCGTCAGAATAATTGGATTGAGATGACGAACCGCGTCAACCAGTTCAAACGCATCAGGCATTGGCTCTAAGCTAAAGAAGAAATCTTCTGCTGAAAAAATCTTCTTCCAGAACTTAGAAGCACCATTCAGGTCTTCGAAGTCTCTCGGCGGCATACCAACGATTTCAATGGCTCGCTTATCAAAGTTAGCCAAAACACCATCACAGTCTAGAAACAATTGTCTATTCATGTTTTCCATATAATACCACACTTCATGCAGCGACAAGAACCAATCTTGTGCGCCTTAGGTTGTTTATGGTGCCACAAAAGACACCACAATCTCTTTAACAACAACCAACTTCTCCTTAAATCTTACGACCGAGAGAAGCAGGATCCATACCATCACTCACATACATCGTGGCACCCTTATTGAATGCCGGCGCCACTCTTGTCTTCTTACGTTCGATCTCTTTTACCGTATCAGCCGACTCTTCACGATCACGCTTCCAACGCCAATCATCGATTGAACGTTTGAAACCGTTTGCAGGAATAGCATTAGAGAGAGCAGCAACATTGGGTCCATTTTCTACCTTCAGATCAGGCATTGTTGAATGATACTTGCGCGTCGGCTTGCCATGATACCCGACAGAAACGAGAAACTTCTTGTGTTCTTCTCGTGCAGAAGCAAGTCGCTTTGATTGCGACTTGCGTTTACGACCAGAAGATTGATTCGTGTAAATCAGCATTACACATTTTCCTTCAGAGAGGTTTCAATCTTATTGATGAGGTCGAAGATATAGCACCTCTGATCCCAGAGAGTATCGTATCTGCCTTCACGATAGGTGTCTTCAAATTCGGGATCATCAGCATCGTATTCGCTCATGAGTTCATCGATCCAGAGAATACGGTTCTTCAAGGAGTCTAGGATATCTTGTACGTTCATCAAAGCACCCATCCGTCTTCCCACTCTTCCCGCTTCTTCGCCTCAGCTTCACACAACATTAGCATGAAGCCGTTGATGTCGTCAAGTGGAATCTCTTCTACCGTCTTCGCGTCTGCGACGTATATGACGTATTCTTTAGTCAGAGGTGGGATGTCTTCATAAGACTTGAACGGCGCCACTTTCATCTCTGCGAACGGTACAAACATGACAGTCTCCTAGTCGAAAGGTCTTAGGTCTTTATACTCAACTATTACACCCTCACCGCTGTACTTGTACTCGATGAGGTCAAGAAAGCCCATGCACACATCGTAGTCGTTGAAGTAGTGACGCTCAACGATCTTACGCGAACGCTTGACGGTGATTTCGTAACGACCCTTAGTCATGTTTTTCTCCTCAACCGAAGACCATGAAACCGAACTGGCTGTAGAAGCCCATGTACGAGATGCCGTACCGCTCGAAGTTGTTCTGGGGAAACACAGCAGTGCAGCGACCCTCTTTAGTCCAAACGATCATATACCGCTGATCGTCAATCTTTGCTTTCTTGAGAGCCTTGAGAAGATTTTCTTCTGAGGCATAAGACTTGATGTACTTGCTGTTGATGTCCATAGCGAAGCCCTCGTCTCTCTCAATCACAAATATAGAATAGGATTTATATGGAGATAATGCAAGAGAAATCTATGGCCTAGCTTCTTAGACTTTAGTCTAATGTTGCAAAAATGTCACGCTTTGATGTGTGAGCGATGAACCTTGACCATAATCCAGTCATTGTAGAAGAGATTGCTCTCAAGAACTTCATGCTGCATCTGGTACTTGGCTTCCCAGTAGTTGCAGGTTCCCTTTGATTTGCAGAGTTTGAGGATTGTACGTTTGAAATTTTCTGGCCCTAATCGTGCAACATCTTCTTTCAGTGCAGCGTTTGAGCCGTAGTAGTCTCGCCAGTCAGAATCAGTCACAACTTTCTTGTTGCGCTTACCCTTGACTTTCTTTGTACGAGTTTTCTTAAGAAGTTTCTTGCCGATATATTGCTTACCGTTCACTTCATTTGTGATGAGATAGACGAAGCCGATATAGCCTTCAAGTGCAGCTTCATCTATTTCTTTGTCTTCATAGAACCACATATCATACTCCTTTGTGGAGTATATATCATCTGGCTATACTAAAATTGTGAACTCTATACTTGAAACCATTTTCGTCTTCGTAGTCTTCATGGCCATTATGTTGAAGGGTGACGCCTCTTTTGATTATAGTCTCATGCTCATTTGGACTATCCGAATATTTTGAAACATGTAGTGCAGGATCACCTTGTTGCAATGTTATTCTTGCAATATGATGAATACCTTTATGTTGAGTTGTGAATCCGTGCGCGGTGTCTTTATCATGCGTTGCCGAAATATACGCAGGAGAATGCATTCTACCATTTTCGTCTGTATGATCAGATGGATTGAAACCAAGACCTGAATACACATGAAAACCATGTTGCAACGGATGTCTATCTATTGCAGCATCTATGTGGTCTGACAACATCTTATGAGTTGTAGTAAGTTTATCGCCGCGAATTAAGTTATTGTTAAGCATTATACTCGATTCAGTATATTTTCTTATACTATTTTTTTCACCGTCGGATAGATTGTGGCCTTTAGTAAGTTTGCCTATTACGGTTCTACTTGTGTGACCGAGTTTTCCGT